TGTTAATTCTTCTGCTTCATCTAATACAAATGTAGATACCCCTTGAATTGATTTTAGCTTTGCAGTTTGGTCTCCACTACTTGTTCTAATACCAGAAAAGTATATTGAACTGCCTGTTAAATTATTAATGATCTCTGTTTTGTTTACAGTAAACTGATCAAGTACACCCATAAGCTCTAGCTTCTCTATAAACTCAGGTATAATAGACATACCTGCCGAAGTCATCGTAAAACGAGTAAACAATATTCTGTGTCCTTTTTCAAAGGTTAGTAATACTAAGAAGGTATTGACTGCAAAAGATTTACCACTTCCACGACCACCAGTAATTACAAAATATCTATTCTTTGAATTAAATAGAGCTTGATACTTTTTATTTAGATTCAGATTCTTCATCTACATCTTTAGATTCAATGTCAATAGTTTTCTCTTTTTCTAAGAAGTTTATTACAGGAATATTAACCTCAGTCTTTACATCTAACTCTTTGCTTTCTTTTGGTTTACCATATTTATATTCCCAAAGTAATCTCATATGAGGGAAACTTTCTTTTGACATCTTGGCAAGTTCTAACCATGCTTTCTCTTCGCTTCCAAATACTTTTTTCATACTCTGTAAAGCAAAGCTACTTAGTTTCTTTTCAGTCGCTTTAGGTTTTCTTCCTTGCCCTCTTGAGATGCCTTTTACTGCACCATTATTTTTTCTACCATCAGGTTTCTTTTTATTTAATTCTTCCATTGATTTTTACTTATTAATTGTGATATAATTGCATAATTCCCTAAGTCTTGAAAAGTATCTACTAACGATTCATTGTTAGCTTTTCGATTCTTAATAATAAGGTTTTTCCAACGACTAATTTTATCGTTCATTCTAAACCATAAACCACTTAAAGCAAACTTTTTACCATCTTCAGTATCTAAGTCTGCTCCAGTACTAATATTGCCAATACCATAATCTAATTGTTTTTTGGCAAACAACTCAAATTGTTCTAACATAATAGATTCATAGTTATTGTAAAGATTAGGAGATTCCTTTTTCAATAGCTCTCTGTATTTGTTTTTCATATTTTAATTTATATATCTTTGTGTTAACTTCAAGTAATTCTTTCAAAATTCTTAACATCTGTTGCGAATCAAATCTTGTTCTACATTGAAAACAAGACCTTTGAATTATGTATTGAATTAAATTTCGCTTATAAGATTCATAATAATTTATGTCCTCTTGTAAGTCTTTTATTAATTTTAATAGATTCTCTGTATTCATTTATTGCTTTTAATATTCCACTACAACACTCATATTCTTCAGTATCTTCATAATGTTTTAGTATCATCATTGCATCTGTAAGTGTTGTTACATTTGTTTGCAAACATAATAAGGTGTCTAAGTAGCATTCTTCTTTATCTAGGTATAAAATATTATTCATTACAAAGTATCTATAACTAAGTAATCATTTAAGTTAAAATCATTTTTAATAAACCTTTCATAGACATTCAATGCCATCTCTACTTTTTGTTCGCCACTATAATAAAAGTCCTCGCTTACATCAAATATTCCTATTTCATTTGTTTGTGTTTTATCAATAACAACGAATCTAAAGTCCTTATAAGATTTGCCAAACATATTACAATAGATATAACATTGACTATCATAATTATATATTTTGGCACTATACTTAAATTTATTCAAGTCGCTTGTACTTTTTAAATCTACAAGCAAACTACCAAGTGCATCAGCTTTTGCCCTAAAAGGATAATCCAATAAATAATCTACTTGTGGCACTTCAAATTCACAATCAGATATTAAATCACTAGCTTCCTTGCAACTATAAAATCTATCTCGCATTCTTAATGCTTTGTCTCTATCTTTCATTGTAAAAACATCCCATCTTTCAGCTTTGGCAAGTTTGTATTGCTTATTGGCTTTAGTTGCCACATCTAAGAATAAACATTCATTAAATTTATCCTGTTCTAAAATACTTGCATGAAATAAATATCCTTGTGCAAGTGCATCAGATTCAGTTGGTAAGTCTTCTACCTTTTTATATTCTCTAGGAGATTTTAATAATTTGCTAACAGCACTACTTGAAAAACAAGCAGTTGATAAATAACCATAATAGAATTTATCTTGTATGGCTTTTTCGACAAGTTCGTTTCTATCCCAAACTTCGCCATCTAATGTTGTAAATAAGTCTTTCATTGACAATCGTAATTATAATTTTGTGAATAATTTAGTTCCCAACAATCACCTGAGACATAATAGTTATACACTTCATTATAACCATTTATACATATATAAACATATTTGACATTGTAATCTCCATACTCGACATGGTATGGCTCAAGTCTAGGAGGCGAAGGATAATATTCTAAATCGCAATTCTCCTTTGTACAACTTTGTATAAACATAATTAATAGTAGTAATATTATTCTCATTGTTTCATTGTTAGAAACAAATTAAATAATAATTAATTAATTATGCAAGTCTAATTGAATTTCTTTTTCCAAATATCCATAGCAACTGCATATCTTTGCTTAGGGTCAGGATATTCTAAAATCATTTTGGCATTATTCATAAACCTCTGTAAGAAGTTTTCTCTTTGTTCGTATCTCTTTGGTTTTATTAGTGGCATATATAAATAATAAAAACTATTAGATTTGTTTAAAACCTACATTTTTTACATTCCCATTTTTCACCGAGCTTATTTATGTATCTCTTAAATTCATAACCTTCACTATAATAAACCCATTTATTATCAAAATATATTGCAGTTACTTTACAATTTTCTAATGGTATATTCTCTTCATCACTTTCGTAATCATGCTCAACTTTTAATACGATAGATTTTTTAGTATGCCAAGAATTACATAATCTTTCTAACAATAATCTTTGACCAGTAGGTATCTTTTTATATTTATATTTTACTTCAATAAGTATAAGTATCTCATTATCAAACTCTAACACAGCATCAATATCGCTAGGGTGCATTTTACCATTTTGCACTCCTGTAAAATCTATAACTTGTCTAACCTTTTTTCTGTTTCTTATTAAACTACTCATCTAAATATTCGATATATACTCTATGTAATTTATTGTGTAATTCAGTTTTAAAACATGAACTACAACTAGTCATTTTTTTATTTTGATGAAACACTCTGTTAAATATCTTTAACAACTTCTGTTGTGTTTGTGGATGAATTGTTTTTTTATCTTCTTTAAAATATTTATCTAAATACTTAAATTCATCTTCTGTTAAACACTCTGGTTTGTAATATGGAAATAAATAATTGAGCTTTTCTTTTCTATCATCGCAACCACAATCTTCGCCTAATACCCATTTAGCTACTTTGTCTATTCCTGTTTTCTTAAATACTTTTTCTAAAGTATCTCCTAAACCTTTACTCTTTGTACTTTTTGTAATGCTCTTTTGCTTTTTTTCTGATTTTTTCTTTGGCATTTGTTAATGTATTAAATATTGAACTTAAACTTATTTTTGTTTCTTTACTTATATCTCTCATACTCATTTTAGTATTAAAATACAACCTAGTTAATTTCTTGTCGTACCAATACCAGTCATCAATCTCTTTATCAATGACATCAAACAACTCTTCTAATTTAACCTTTTTTTCGTAATTATCTATAAAATCATTATAGTCTTCAACAACATCCTCATATAATTTATATATATCATCTCTGTTAAACTCACTAAATAAAAATATCTTTTTGTTTTTTACAGACTTGCCAAACTGCAAGAATTTACTATAATAAATGTTTCGCATTGTAATATAGATGTAAAAAGTATTTATTTCTTTTTCATTGTACATAATTCTTTCAATGTCTTTTGTGTAATCGTGCATCCTTATATACATTTCTTGTACAATCTCATTGGCATCTTCATTATTAATTTTAAAACTACTAGCCATTCTTAGCCACTCAGTATGTCTTTTTGCCAATATGTTTAGTATCTTACTCAACCAATATAGATTTAACTTGTTCAAAACTATTGCATACATGATAGTTCCCCTTCCATTCATTCTGGAACTCAACCTCATCTGGTGTGAGTTTCTGTTGAGATTTTGTTTTACTACCATCTTTTAATTCTATTAAATAGTTTCGATTATTAAATCCAATAATAATATCTGGTGCTCCTTTTCCTAATTGGTGTGTGTGTAAGATTGAGCAACCAAACTCTCTTAGCTTGGCAACTATCTCTTTTTGGTTAGCATCTACTCTTGCTCTTCTTCGCATCGAAACTTATCTATATCTTCAAATGGTGTTTCATTATGAAAATAATATCTCGATGATTTTCTATCGAAAGTTATGCCATGTATCTCTTGAGGATAACCTACGAGTTTTTGCTTCTTAATCTTTTGACTGCCAAATATTACTGAAGTATCAGAAAAGTCTATTGCTCTATTTGGTCTCCATACAAACAATACATTGTCTGCTTTATCCGAAAATGTTCCCCCACCTTTAATCCTGTTTAAATCAGGTTTAAAATATTTGTTGTTGTCATCTTTTTGTGGTGTTACTTGGTGTGCTACTAAATGAATTGATATTTTATTTTCAATAGCAAACCTTTTTAACTCACTCATAAATCTACTTATATACAAATCTTCTCTCTCTCCATGTTGCATCCTGTGTTGAATTGTATTGTAAGGGTCAATAATCAAAGAACGAATACCTTTTGTCTTCACTAAAAACTTAGCTCTGTCAAATATATCTTCTAATTTATAACTTTTTTTTGGATATATTATAAAAAAATGTTTCTTCATAAATGCCATACCCTCTCTGAACTCATCTTCACTCATGTAATTATTAGTAAAAAATGGGTCAGCACTTTTACCAATATAAGTTTCAATTAAATCATTAAAGAAGTCATTGATTGGCATATTCTCAGGTGAAAATACTCCAAACTTCCAACCATCAAAAAATGCTTTCAATAATGCCAACTGATTTAGAAACATACTTTTTCCTTCATTTTGATAGCCAGTCCAAATATTTAACTCTCCATTTCGCCAAGTCCATGCAGAATCTACACTTGGTATATAAGTTGTTGTACCTCTCTCTTGACCATTTCTATAATTATCTAGCATTGAATCGAATATATCATCAATGCCAAATATACCTTCGACTTTTGGGTCAATAGCATTTCTAACTCTATCTTTTAACGATTCTACTCCTTCATTTTGTAAAACCTCGTTAGCATCTTTATATGGTTTGAAACTAACTATCTTACATTTTTCTGCTCCAAATCTTCTAACTAATTCTTCACATAAATATCTACCATTATCATCTTCATCAGTAGCTATATAAATTCGTTCAGCTTGTTCAAACACTTCATAACTATTAGATATACATTCTAGTTTTTTATCTATGTTTTTATCGTGTACATTAGGAGCACCCATATTTACAGAAGTATGCCAAGTAATACCAGCTACCTCCCAACTCAATGAATCTATTTCTCCTTCACAAATAATAATTAATTTTTCATTGGCAACCCTATCATAGTTATATATAATTGGCAAACCATTTCTGCTTTGTGTAAATATTTTATTAGCAATGCCACGAGTTTTATAGTTTATAAGCTCATTGTTCTTAAAATATGGAAATACAATACTATTACCATCTTTTGTAGATATAATTTTGTTTGCTTCAATAACCTCTTCTGTAATTCCTCTTTTAGTAAGAAACTTCTTACATTTTAAATTGAGCTTCTTTAGATTATTCTTTACTGGTTTTTGATATACTTTTTTCTCAGGCATATAATATTCTGTTTTTACTTTACCATGCCACGAACATTTATGGCAATTAAAAACCCCAGAATCAAGATTTATACTTAAACAGGGGTCGTTATAATGTTCTTTGCCTATCTTATAACAATTTGGGCACTTTACTTTTTGCTGAGTATTATTACCCTTTGGCAATATACCAATTTTTTCAAATTCTGTTTTCATTGTTGCTTTGTATTACATTATGTATTATATTATATATTACACTATGTTATATATTTATTATATATTACACTATGTATTACAAGGAACTGACAAGTCTGGCATTTGCAGAAATAAATATTTTTCTTTGCTTTCCGTAGTTTCCAATACTTTTTGTTTCTCTTTTAATATATTCTTTGTCTTCTAATTTTTTTAATATTCTATATAAAGTTCTATCGTTGAGTTTCAAGGCATTACATATCGCTTCGTTAGAAGCATAACAATAATTCTTTTTTATTGCCAAAGAATTAATATATGATAAAACTGCCGATTCTTGTATAGATAAATTTGTGTTCATAAATGCTAAGTTAATGTTTATATAATTTTTCATTGTCTGATAATTTTAATCTCAAAGTGCCTAGCTGTAAATAAACAACTAAAAATATAAAATGAAAAGTGCTAGGCACTCTAAGATTATGTTAAACTAAAATGGTAAATCAGTTTCAGGTTTTTGTGGCTCTGACTTTTCATCTGGTTTCCACTCATCTAACCAAATAGAGTGTGTTTTACCATATTGGTCAACTTCTTTCTTTTTACCAATAGTCATCTTTAAAAACCTTCTACCATTATACTCAATCCAAGCATCTTTGGTCTTGTCTTCACTAATAGTGAAATTAACTAAATCGTAGTTTCCAACTTTTTTTCCACTACCGACATACTTTTTTTCATTCATAATAATTAAATTTAATTTGTTAATAAACTTTCGACTTCTTTACTTACTTTGTATTTTTGTCTTACATCAGCCATTGTAAATCCTTTCTCCTTAATTGCTTTTAAAACATTGTTAAATTGAACAGAATCTTTTTGTAGCCATTGTTTAGAATCGGTTAATGTGCCTTTAGAAGCCATTTTAGACACTTTTCCGTGCGTATTAGTCGCATCAGCATCTTTGGTATCATCTATTAAAAATAAGCCGTTTAAAGCGTATTTTCTTGCATAACTGCTAGATGCGCCAAAGCTCTGTGCAACATCCATCCCTTTTTTATTAGGGTCAATACCTGCCTGAGCAGATACACTCATGCTATCTGTACCATCAGAAATAGTAGCAGTAGCAATAACATATAATGGTTCGTTATTTATAGTGTCTGATAACATAAGAGTTAAACCTTCTTTTTTTAATATAGGTTTGACTGCTTCTAAAATGTCTTCACAACTTCTATAATTATAATTACCAAAATTGTTTCGTTGATTTTTAGGTGCTTTCAAGGTCGCTTGAACATTCACCAATTTACTTTGCAAATTTTTCATATTGCTAATATATACAAAAATTGTCATATGCAAAACAAAAAAGAGCAACTTTTTATAGCCACTCTTTTTCAACAATGAAAACAAAGAAAATCAATGAGAGTCAATAAAACACCCTATTGAATTCACAAAGATAGTAAAAAATACCTATTAAATTCACAAAGGAGAAAAAATATACCTATTGAATTTATTTTCCTTGTCCTTTATATCGTTTAAGATAGTTCTTACTTGATTTTACTTTACTTGATTTTGTTTTAGCGTGTACGCCTTTTCTTTTGCGACTATTAGATTTATAGATATGTACAGCCGCTCTTTTTGCCATTATTTACCTTTGATAATGCTACTTGCTTTTTCTGTTGTTCTACCACCAAAATATGCTAATACAACAGCCATCATAACCTTCTCAAATGTATCGTTCCATGTAGTGCCTATGTTAAAAGGTATTGAATCAACTGAATCCAATATACCAGCAAAACTAAACACCACAATACACCAAATAAGCACAATAGGACGAACATTCTTACTAAGCCAACTATCACTAGCTGCATCAGCTTTCCATCTTGTACTAATTTCTTCCATTTCTTTATTTTGTTGCTCATAAATTAATGTTTGTAGTTTTATTTTATCTTCTGTAGGTATTTTAGCTTTTGTTATTTCTGCAATAGCATCTTTAGGAGAAGTAACTCCATTTAATATAGAACCTAGTTGCGGACTTACAACTGTTGCAGCACCAAATAATAATTTACCTACAGTAGTATCTTTAAATTTCTTTTTATCAGCCATTTGTTATATCTATATATTTAGTTTTACCATCATCTCTTACTGCTTTGAGTATTTTGTTTCTATTCTTTTCTTCACTAACATATGAAACATGAACCCAATCAGGATTATCTTCATTACCGAACTCCCAAATCATTTGGTCAAAGTCAATATTGTCCTTTATATATGCAAACATTTCTGCATTTGTTTTATAACCATATATATCATCTAGGTCAAGTGCACGTCCCTGACAATGCTGAGACCGACCACTTCCTCCAATAGCTTCATTCAAAGCTGTACTGCGATAAAATGAATTTATTTTGATTGGACCACCTACCCAATCTCTTAATGGTTCAAATACTTTTTCAGCAACTAATTTCATATTACTTAGAGAATCTCCATTAGGTGTATTGTCTATACCTAATCTTAGAGCTGTAACACTTTTAGTTGCTTCTTTTTCAGATATATGTTTGCTTATCATAATTTATTAGTTAGTTGATGCTCTTCTTGTATATTTACTTTTATTTATTACATCTTGTATTTCTTCAACAGACGCTTTTATGGTTAATGAAATATCAGCATCCCATCTACCAATTAAACTTCTGTCTTTATATATAAATATAACAGGAACAGCTTTTATTTGACTTTTAATAGTAGGGCTTTGCTCTTCTAGTAGCGCTTTTACTATTCTTACACCATCAATTTTATCTAGGTGTTTATAATCATTTTTCCAATTCCAAGAACTGTTAATGTGTAATACAGTATATTCTTGACTACTGGATATTGCAAATACAAAAAATGCAATCAGGGCAAGTATTTTTTTCATCTCTGTATAATTTCATATAATTTTTCATCTATTTTATCTAGTTTCTCTGAGTTTTCTTGCACTTGCTCTGCTGTATTTTCAATAGTCTCCCTGATTAATTGGTCTTTTAAGTCATATTCTGTTCTTGTTAATTCAGGTTTAGGTAGTTCTTTGGCAACCTCAATTTCTTTGTTAAGGTCTGTGTACATTAAAGCAAGTGAAACTGCTCCTGCTATTACTATTCCGATTGTTTTTAAATCTAATGTTAGCTTAGTGTCTTCTCCTATTTCACTTGGTTTACTCATTTTAATTAATTTTTTTCTTGTTCTTCTTCTTTTATTTCTTCGTAAGAACCATCTTCTAAGTTGATATTTATTTTACCATACTTTTCTTCTAGCTCTTGTTTGAATTTGTTATCTTCTTCTTGAATAGCAGCCCACATATGTAATAATCCGTGTTTCTGTACTTCAAGTTGTCCTAAGTCGTGCTTTATAGCAGCGTACTTTTTTTGTGATTCTGATAAAGTTTCTAGTTCTTCTTTTGTAATTTTTGACATTATATTAAATTTAAAGTTATATTCAAATATAATAAATTAATCCCAGTCTGGTCTTAGTGTTTCGTCAACTGGATTTATTTTTAATTCTATTTGATTGTCTAAATTAGATTTCATCGTTTCAACATCTAAACCTTCTTCTAACCATCCGACTACATCTTCTTTAGTTAAGTCAGCATATTCAATAAAAGGTTCTTCAGGATTATATTCAACACCCATAGTACCAATACTACTTGCTGAATAATCTCCTGTCTCATCAGTAGCCATAAAGCTCCAATGTACAGTATAGATAACATTATCGTTATCTCCTTCGTGGATTTTCGCATCTAATGCGTTAATTCTCCAATTATAAGTATTTGCCATAATTATTTATTTATTTGTGCTTTTAAAGTTTCTATTTCTGCTTTTAATTCTTTTATAGCGCCTACTAATAGAGGTACTATATGAGCATTATCCACTCCTTGATATTTAGGAGTTCCATCTTCATTCATTCCGTCTTTTTCGCCTGATACTGCTTGAGGCACTACATCTTGTAATTCGTGTGCTATAAATCCTTCATTTGTAAATTCAGGTGCATTTATGTAGTTAAATGTTTTTGGTTGTAAGTTGTTTACTCTATCTAAAGCTCCTGTTAAATCTGCTACGTTTTCTTTTAATCTGTAATCAGAATATGATTGATATAATACGTTAGAACCTCCTGTTACAATAGCTCCTACAGGGCTTGAACTTGAATATGAAGTTCTATAAAAATCAATAAAAGAAGGATTGTTACTTGCTGATAAAGTACATCTTAAAGCACCATAAGAGCCATTAGTTCCACCATATATAAAAGAACCTGTATATTGACTTGCACTTGTGGTAACGTCTAATTTGTCTGTTACAGTTGTTAGTCCAATTCCTAAATTTCCACCAGTTGTTAATGTCATTCTATCATTACCAGCATATTGCCATTTAAAACCTAAACCTTGAGTTGTACTAAAAACCATTGCGCTACTAAAAGTTCCTAACACACCTAAAGCATCATTATCAGCATTAGTACCAAATTCAACAAAACTACCACTAGTACTACCGTGTACAAATGTTCTATAATTACCAGTACCAAATGCGCCAACACCATCAACATCTAATCTATAATTAGGCGAAGTTTCTCCAACTCCTACGTTTCCAGAACTGTCTATACGCATTCTTTCTGCATTAGCAGTACGAAAATTCATATAATCTCCAGCACTTCCATAAATATTTATTGAATTTCTATCATTTTCACTACCTGCACCATTTAACCTTAACCAACCGCTAGGTCCTGCGCCATTTAAATAAACAGCATTAGCTGTGCCATAATAAGACAATGTACCATCAGTAGCATATAAAGTAGATGTTGTTGGTGTTATAGCCATCCCCCCTACTATTCTTATTTTTTCAGCAACATCTAACTTATATGAAGGCGAAGTTGTTCCTATTCCTACGTTTCCACCATTAGTAAGAACAAATCTATATGCACTATTAGTAATATCTCTAATTGCAAAATAATCATTACTAATACCATAAACACCCATACCAAGCAAATATGATTGACTACCTCCAGCAACCCTCGTTATTTTAATACCAGTGCTATTAGGGTTTGCTGTAACATCATAAGGGCTATAAATATCTAATACTGCCGTAGGCGAAGTTACCCCAATTCCTACGTTTCCGTTACTTTGATTTAATGTTACATAATCGCTTGCAGTATTCCCTATTCTTAATCCATAATCAGAACTTGAATTATAATATTGTTTAAACTCACTTGTTCCATAACCACCTGTTTTATTTCTTGAAAGTCGTAACATAGAAGTAGAACCTGTTGTTACGCTTGGAACATTAATTTCTAATAAAGAAGCAGGGGAATCAGTTCCAATTCCAACGTTTCCTGAACTATCTATACGCATACTTTCTGAACCACCTGAATAGATTGTTTGAAAAACATAACTTTGGTCACCCCTTAACCTTTGTTCTCCTGTTGTTGAACTATAAGTTAAACCTCCAACAATATTACTACTATCTGATATTTTTAAACCAAATTCTCCAGATGAAAGTCCTTTAATTTGTAAAAAAGGTAATGAATCTTCAATTTCTAATTTAGTGTCAGGCGAAGAAGTTCCAATTCCGACGTTTCCTCCTTCAATTCTCATTGTTTCTCCAGTAGCATCTTTAAAAACTAAATTTGCTCCTGAACTACCTGTAATGTTATTTCCAATACTACTCCAGTTGTTTCTGGCATCGTTGTAAAATCTTAACCCATATGTTGCGTTATATGCAACTGCAATCTCCCCTCTTACGTCTAATTTTACAGCAGGCGATGTAGTTCCAATTCCTACGTTGCCTGAACTTCTTGCAATAGTTAAAGCTATATCTGAAGTTGTACTGTTATTTCTTCTGCCTATTTCTAAATTACCTGTACTTGAACTATTATTAAAAGTCCACCCATAAGTACCA